TCTTTAAGCATTTCAATGCAAGCATTATAATAATTATCTACTGCATCTATATTACTATTCCATTCAATAGTCTTACTATAAGTTGTTTTATCATCCCTTTTGTGAGTTACTTTTGCTCTTGGTAGTTTGTTATTAGTGGGAGGTAAAAATTTACCCTTAATAACCATACCTTTTATTTTTGTTGTTAAAAAAATACTTTCTTTTTTCATTTTAAAGAAACTCCTTTGAGTGTTCTTTCATAGTCGCTCTTATGTAAATAATATTTTTTATCTAGTTCTAATTTATTAAAATCATTTATTATTCTTTCATTACAAAGTAAATCTATACCTTTAAAATTTTCTTGATTGAATTTATAAAAATCTACTGTTTTTTTAAGTAGCTTTTTAAATTCTTCTTTATTACTGCAAGTTTCTATAGTAATATCTCCTTCACAATAACTAACTATTTTATATTCTCTAAAATTAACCCAATTCCCTAGATAGCTTGCATCTTCTGAAGTATCTAGCTGAGCATAACCCTTAGATGGTTTACACATATCGAAATCAAAAGCATAGCGATCTATACTTTCAAAAAAAGTTTCTTTTTTAATTGTCATAATAATAAATAGATAGACACTATAAGTATATCATCATGCTAGTAAAAAAGACATTCAATTTAAAAAATTCATTCATTCATTATTTTTCATTCAATGCTTAAAAATTCATTCAATATATAATTATTTTTTTATTATTAATTATTTTTTTATTTTTTTTATTTTCAAAAAATTATTTTTTATTTTTCAAAAAAAATTTAAAAAATTTCAAAAAAAATTTATCAAAAAAATACTTCAGGAATAAAAATTAATTTATCCTGAAGTTTTTATTATATCAATAATTTTTATATCTCCATATCTTTTTTAACTCTTCTTTGATTTTTGTGAACTCCCATTTCTATATACATAGGTCTTAAGGCTTTTCTCCAAAATCTATAAGTTTTTTTTGTATTAAACCAATAGTTTAATTCGCTTACAGCTTTAGAACGAAACCCACATCTTCCATCCTTTTCCGTAGCTTCTCCAACATATAGAAAATTTATTAATCCTATAACTGTTATTTTTGGGATTTCTATATATCCCTTTTTATTTAGCTTAGGAGTAATAAACCTTACTTTTGTTTCATAAGGATTTTCAATTGTATATCCTGAATTTTTGTCTTCAGGATTATGAAAAGTAACTTTTGTTTCTGTCATTGTTTTTTAAATTAGGATTAATAATAATAAATAAGGTAGAAAATAAAATTTCATTTTTTTAATTCCTGTATAACTAATTGTCTTAATGCAAATGATAAATTTGCTTCTCCATATTTAGCTAAACAGTAACTCACAAATTGAGAATGCAACCCTTTTGGAAGGGTGCATTTGATTTGCTCTTGTTTAATCTTCATTAGTTCTTAACCTCACTTGTATTAAGGTTTTGAACTAAGTAAGTTGCACATGCTTCTTTGTCCTTAGTCTCCATCTTGTCAATCTGGCTAACTACTTTTTTAAATAGTTCAAGTAGATAATCTTTATTAGTTGCGTAGCTAACATTGAGATTACTAACACTATTAAGAACATGATCCATTACTGTTTTCTCATCTAAATAAATAGTTAGTTCTTTGTTGTTATCTCTAATTGTTAAAGATGAACTATAAGAAGCAAACTCAAAATTGATATTGAGTTTGTTTGCTCTTAGGGTTTGTTTGTCTTCGGTTGGGAATAAGTTAATTGAGTTCATGATTTGGGTTGAAAGTTTAATTTTCTTATATTAAAAGTTATGTATCGTCAGATTTTTCTATAGTGATTTTTTTTAATTGCATAAAAGCAAGTAAGAAAAATAGAACCATAAGAATAATTAAAAATACATAACTATATCTAGTTTACCATAAAGTTTACTATTATCTACTATCAGTTACTAAAAATAATATAAATATATTTCTATGGACTCCGAGAGAATATTTTTTACTTCTATTTACTTTTATGGACTTCTTAGGACTCCTAGTATCTTATGTACTCTCTACGTCCAGTTTATGGACTTCTAAGGACGTTTATGGAGTTAGGGGGTGTAGTAGTACAAAAAAATTTTTTGTAGGCCAGGGCGGGGAACTTAAATATATTTCGATTAATTTTTTGGTTCTATGCGAATTGCAAGTTCTGGAGCTTGGATGTTAACTGTCTCTACAGATTCACCTATTACTTTACCTAGTGAGTCTAATATCTGTGCTGCTGTCTGTAATTGACCTTTTTTAACAGCTTTATTGAATAATCTTATTCTCATTGCTTGTAAGCGAGGCAATAAAGATTCTCTATCCTTTTCCCAATCTTCGTTATTCCAGACCTTCACTCTATTCCAATCTTGCCAGCCTATTGTTTCTGAAACTCCTTCTATGTTTGCGTGTTCTATTACTAATTGACGAGTTGTTTTACCTTCTAGCTGACGAGCATATAATCTTTGAGAACGCTTTAGGACATCGGAGAAAGCTGAACGACCTTTCTTTTTTACTGGTTGTGTTATTGAGTTATCGTTAAAGTTTTCTGGGAAAGTAGAAGAAGCCACGGACTTACTTGCAAGGTGTATTTAATGAAATAATAACCTAAAAGTAATGGAATAGGCTATAAATAGGAGGTATTAGTTGAAATTTCTGTTATTTTTAGGTGTATGGCGGTAAAAAACAAACCAGAAATCAGTTTAAGGTATGCACAGGGGGAGGTATTTAATTGTGATAAAAGATTTAGGGTGTTGGTTGCAGGAAGAAGGTTTGGTAAAAGTTATTTATCCTGTATCGAATTGCTCAGAGGAGCTATCAATCGACCTGGCGAGGTATATTTCTATTGTGCTCCTACTTATAGGATGGCAAAGGATATTGCGTGGAAAGAACTGAAGAAGTTAGTGCCTAAAGTTTGGGTTCAAAGTAAGAATGAGACAGATTTAAGGTTGGAATTGATTAATGGATCAACTATTGAATTGAAAGGAACAGAAAATGCGATGGCATTAAGAGGTAGAAGTCTTGCTGGTGTTGTTTTGGATGAGGCAGCATTTATGGACCGAGATGTATGGGCTGAAGTTATAAGACCTGCATTAGCTGATAAACAGGGATGGGCTTTGTTTATTAGTACACCTGATGGAACTGCGAGTTGGTTTTATGATATGTGGTGTTATTGCGGAGAGAAAGAGTGGGATGATTGGCAGAGATGGAGTTTTACTACTGTTCAAGGGGGTAATGTAGCAGCAGAGGAAGTTGAAGCAGCTAGAGGACAATTAGATGCGAGAACATTTAGACAGGAATTTGAGGCTAGTTTTGAGAATCTTACTGGTTTAGTTGCTGTTAGTTTTACTGATGAGAATATTGATAAGGAAGTACAGGATCTAAATATGCTTCCTTTGTTAATCGGCTTGGACTTTAACGTTGACCCTATGGCAGGAATTTGTGCGTATAAGCATGACAATAACTTATATGTGTTTGATGAAATCATGCTGACAGGTGGTGCTACCACTTGGGATTTTGCAGAGGAGGTTGTTAGAAGGTATGGGGTAGATCGAAGAGTTATTGCTTGTCCTGATCCTACTGGTAGTGCAAGAAAAACAAGTGGAGTTGGTGTTACTGACCATACAATCCTCAGACGTAATGGTTTTACTGTTTTAAGTCCTAAAGCACCCTGGAAAATAAGGGATAAGATTACTGCTGTTAATACTGCATTACTTGATGCAAATGGAGATCAAAGAACATTTATACATCCAAGATGTAAAGAGTTAATAAAATCACTTAGAACACTTACATATGCTCCTAATACAGGTTTACCTAATAAAAATCTGGGTGTAGACCATGCTTTTGATGCTTTTGGTTATCTTTGTCTACAGCAATTTAATTTGGCAAAACCAGAGACACTAGGTCAAACTTCGTTTAGAATATATTAAGAACTACCTAATTCTTACTATGTACCATACAACTACTAAGAAAAAGAAGAAGAAAAAGAAGGGAGGTAAGAAACGTGGCGAATGTTCCTGTAAATAAAACTTTATATTCAAGAGTAAAGTCAGAAGCTAAACGTAAGTTTGCTGTTTACCCTTCTGCCTATGCTAATGCGTGGCTTGTACGAGAGTACAAAAAGCGTGGTGGTACTTACCGAGTGGAGAAAAAACGTGGCAAAAAGTAAGCCAAATCCTAGAGCAAAGGGTGGTTTAAGTCGTTGGTTTGAAGAGAATTGGATAGATGTTAAAACTGGTAAGCCTTGTGGTCGTTCAAAAGGCGAGAAACGAGGTTATCCTGCCTGTAGACCTAGTAAACGTGTATCAAGTAAGACACCTAAGACAGTAGGGGAGATGACAAAAAGTGAGAAAGAAAGGTTTAAACGTGAAAAAACTGGTAAAAAGAAGATAACCTATCAACATAGGCGAAAAACTACTAAAAAAAAGAAATGACTGAAATTACTGATGAAATGCTTGATGCTATTGAAGCAGTAAAAGGCAAACGTAATCCTGCACTCTGGGATAACAGATGTCAACAATATTTGCTAAATAGCAAGAAAGATACTGTAAAAAAGTCAACAACAAGTTAAACTATTTATAAATACTCTTTTTTCTTTGGATCATGGCATTTTTTCGTGGAGAAGAAGGTTCTGTTAACTTTAAGAACTCTTCTGGTACTACTGAGGCAGTAGTTTCAACTACAGCTTGGACTTTAGATACTACAAAAGATACTTTAGATGTTACTGCTCATGGTGCTACATCAAGAAGTTTTGTTGGTAGTCTAATTTCTGGTTCTGGTACTGTTGATTTCTTATATACAGCAGCCACTGGTAATGAAACTGCAAATCTATTGGCAGATGTTTTAACAACAGAAGATGCTGGCGATGCTGTTTTTGAATTATTTTTGGACACTTCTGGTACTAAAAAAGTAAGTTTTAGCGGTCTTGTTACAGGAACAAGTTTATCTTCAACTGTTGGCGATCTTTCAACTGTTTCAGTAAGTTTCATCACATCTGGTGCTATTACTAACGCTGCATAATGCCTAAAAAATCTTATTCAGCCAAGCAACGTAAATTAGCTGCTGTTGCCCCACCACGGGATAAGATTACTGGTGCTGACTTAAAAAAGCTAAATGCTAAAAAGAAAAAAAGGAAAAAGAAGTGAAACTCACTACTCGCCAAAAAAATAAACTCGAATTACATTCTGAGCACCATACTGCAAAGCATATGGAGTTTATGAAAAGGCGAATGAGAGCAGGAGACACTTTTACCCAAGCCCATAAAAAGGCACAGGCAAAGGTGGGAAGATGAGAAAACGTAAATCTGTTAGTTTATCTGTAGGTAGAGGAGAAAAATCTAAGAAAGGTGGTCTTACTGCAAAAGGTAGAGCTAAATATAATCGTGCTACTGGTAGTAATTTAAAAGCACCTGTTACTAAAAAATCTGGTCTTACTGAGTCAGAGAAAAAAAGAAGAAAGAGTTTCTGTGCTCGAATGGAAGGTATGCCAGGTGCATTAAAAGATAAAAAGGGGCGACCTACTAGAAAAGCGTTAGCATTAAAAAGATGGAGGTGTTAATTGATGACTTATTCAATTCCTGGAGACATTAGAACAAAAGTACAGACCTCTACATCTGTTGGTGGTATAGATAGTCCTTTCACTAAAACCAGAGCAGTTTTAGACATGATGAAAGGTTGGGAAGTAATGAAAGCTGTTAGTGAAGGTACTGAATATTTAAGAGAAAA